AGCTATCCTCAACCTCTCCATCGTCGGCACGAACTTCAAGAAGAGCTACTACTCCTCCTCCTTCCGCCACAACGTGAGTGAGCTGGTTCTGGCGAAGGACCTGGTGCTTGATTACTGGGCCAAGTCCGTCGAGGACTGCCCCCGGAAAACCCACAAGATCCCCATGTTCCGCAACGAGATCTATGAGAAGGTCATGCGAGGGATTTACGTGGACTGCTTGGATGAGCCCTGGTACCTCACCGCGCCGGCCCCTCGCAGGAACGAGCAGCAAATTCAACAAGACAATCGGCAAGGCATAACCCCACCTCCACCGGATGACACTACATCTCTGCTCGTGCTTGAGCAACACTGCACACTCGACCTGGATGGAGACGGTTACGCCGAGCCTTATATTGTGACCCTGGAGCACGGATCGCGGAAAGTGCTCAGGATCGTCACCCGCTTCAACTCGGAGGCGGACATTGAGCGAGTGGCGCTGGGAGCCAACAAGGGCAAGATCATCAAGATCACGGCGATGGAGTACTTCACCGAGCGCACGTTCATCCCGAGTCCCGACGGAGGCATCTATGGTATTGGCTTTGGGGTATTCCTTGGACCCCTCAACGAAGCGGTTAATTCGCTGGTCAATATGCTTCTTGACAGCGGCACGATGCAGACAACGGCTGGGGGATTTCTCGGCCGTGGAGCCAAGATTAGAGGCGGAGTATATACTCTCGCGCCGTTTGAGTGGAAGCGGGTTGATTCGACTGGTGACGATCTGCGGAAGTCGATCTATCCCCTTCCTGTCAATGCACCGTCGGACGTACTGTTTCAACTGCTGAGTCTGCTGATTAACTACACCAGCCGCGTCAGTGGCACGACGGACATTACAGTGGGGGAGAATCCTGGCCAGAACACCCCCGCTTCGTCTATGCAGACGATGGTGGAGATGGGGCAGAAGATCTACACCGCGATATTCAAGCGGATCTGGCGCTCGAGCAAAGAGGAATTCGCCAAGCTGTATAAGCTCAACGCGACCTTCCTGCCGCCCGGCGTCCCCCAGGCTTACGGTGCTACCCGTGCGGATTACCAGGGGGATGCGAGCATGATCGCTCCAGTCGCCGATCCGAACGTAACCAGCGAAACCATGCGTCTCCAGCAAGCCGTGGGGCTGAAGCAAGCCGCCGCGACTACCCCAGGGTACAACAAAGATGCAGTCGAAACTCGTTACCTCAAGGCCCTTCGGATTGACAACATTCCTGAGGTATTCCAGGGCACCTCCGGCCAGCCACCTGCCAAAGATCCCAAGCTGGTCATTGAAGAGGCTAAGATCCAGGGACGTCTCGCTGAGCAAGACAAGGCCCTTCAAGCCCAGATGCAGCAGTTCGTGGTGTCGCTCCAAGAAGAGCAACGCCTCAACAATGCTAAGATTGTGGAACTCCAGGCCAAGGCGCAGAATGAAGCTGCGAATGCTCAAACTGAAGTGGTGTACGCCCAAGTGGCTCTGGTGAATGCCCAGATCGCGGATATGAAGAGGCAGAATGAGCATATCAACAAGCGGATTGAGCAGATGCTCACCGCAGCGAAGATCGATTCGGACCATCAACTGGGAATGAAGGCGGCGGCCAAACCCGCTGAGAGCAAGAAATGAGCCAGGTAGTTTCAGAGCAAGAATTTCTCGAATGGAAGTCGCACCCTGTGACCAGGGCTGTGATGGAAATCCTCGAATCCCGGCGAGAGGCCTTGCGCCGCGCATGGGAAGGAGGTAGCTTTACCGACTATGACGCCGGGGCAATGGCCCTGACTAATGTTGGTAATCTTGGAACGTGTAAGGGTTACGCATACGTCCAGGAACTTGATTACGAAGCGTACCTAGGAGAGTTGAAAGATGAGTAACTTGAACACGTCGGGGCTTGATCCTCGCGGTGTCGCCGTGCTGATTAAACAGTACGAGCCGGAACGCAAGCAATCCCTGCTGGTCCTGCCGGATTCTGTCCAAGGCCGGCTGAGCATGGTCGACATGCGGGCGACTGTGATTGCGGTAGGCCCCAATGCCTGGCATGATGAGCCGAGCCCTCGCGCAGCCGTGGGCGAAAAGGTCATGGTGACCCAGTTCGCTGGCGCTATGGTCAAGGGGCCGGCGGATGGACAGTCTTATCGGCTTGTAAACGATAGAGACATATTTTGTGCCATCACTCACGAGGAGGCGGAAAATGTCTGACGTCGAAGCCCCCGTAGTTGAATCCTCTCAACCCATCGAGATCCAGCGGGAAGCTGAAAAGATGGGCTGGATTCCTCCAACCCGTTTCAAGGGAGATCCCTCCCGCTTCGTCGACGCTGACACGTACATCAAGCGCGGGGAAGAAGTCCTGCCCATCGTCAAGGAACAAAACAAGCGTCTTCACAATGAACTCGACTCTCTCAAGCGCGAATCTCAGGCTACCGCGCAGGCGCTCAAGGCGGCTCAGGACGCTATCGCCCAAATGGAGGAAAGGCATACTGTTGCGACTCAGAAGGCAGTCGACGATGCTCGCCGCCAGGTCAAGGCCCAGTTGGCTGCAGCCTCGGAGGCCGGGGATCACGAGGGGGTCGCGGAACTGACGGAGCAGCTCACCAAGATGGCGGTGACGGAACCAGCTCCAGTGAAGGCCCAGACACCCGCCCCGGAACCTCAGTTCACCCCTCCCGCCGACCTCGTCGAGTGGAACGCTGAGAATCCTTGGTTCGGCACTAACAAGCGCAAGACTGCGCTGGCTCTGGCCGTCGCCCAGGAACTCCGCGAGCAAGGCGAGACTTCCAGCGGCCGCACCTTCTACGACAAGGTTCTGGCGGAAGTCGATAAGGAGCTGGGTGTCCAGCAACCCCGCGGCGACAAGGTTGAAGGCGCTCGGGGCAGCGACGGCGGAAACGCCTCCGGCGGACGCGGTAAGACCTACGCCGCTTTGCCCTCTGACGCCCGCGCCGCTTGCGACGCAGATGCCAAGCGCTTTGTCGGAGCAGACAAGAAATACAAAACCATCAACGACTGGCGTAATCGTTACGCCGAGATCTACTTCGGAGCATAATCATGGCGATTGAGAAACTGAATCCAGCATCCCCCACGACCGCCCAGCGGGAGCGCAAGCGCATCCCTATGTCCGTGCCGGTCCAGCGACTTGAAACCGCTGAAATCCCCGGATACCACCTCCACTGGTTTCTCAGCACGGGTGAGCGTCTCCAGCGCGCTCTGGATGGCGGGTACGAATTTGTAGATGAACGCGAGATCAAGATCAACAATGTTTCCCTCGGCGGCGATAGCGCCATCAGCGGAAACACTGATCTGGGCTCCCGAGTAAGTGTTGTCTCCGGACAAGAGGTAGGTAAAGACGGCCAGCCAACTAGGTTGATTCTCATGAAGATCAAGCAAGAATGGTGGGAAGAGGACCAGAAGCAGGTCGAGGCTAGGAATGACAAGGTTCGTCAGTCACTGCTAGGAGGAATGATCGGAGCGGAAAATGACCGCCCTGGTGATACCCAGCACCGGTACGTAGACAATGCTCGAACGGCCATTCCAGATTTCTTTAAACCCAAGCGCCAACGCGCTTAACCAACGGAGATTTTCATGGCAAACGTAAATCGTCCGAGTGGCTTTACTCCAGTCCAGTACCTCAACGGGACTGAGTGGAACGGCCAAGCTCGGATCTACTCTATCGCGGCGGCTTACGCTACCGCACTCTACATTGGTGATCCTGTCAAGTCCAGCGGGACAGCGGACGCCAACGGTGTTCCAGGGATTGTCCTGGGCTCCACCACCGGCGCGCTTCGCGGCGTGATCGTGGGTCTGGGCGCGTATGAAAACTTGATCGCGAATCCCAAGAACCTCGACATCACCTATCGTCCAGGTGCCGCCCAGTCAACTGACTGGTACGCAATGGTCGTGGATGATCCAGCAGTGCTGTTCGAAATCCAAGAGCACAGCAACGGGACAGCCCTGGCAGCAACTGAAATCGGTCTGAACACCATTCCGGTAGCGGGAACTGGTAACGGTTTCGTCTCCGGCTGGGAACTCAGTTCCGCCACCGACGCCACTCCGGCTACTACTGCCACTCTCCAGCTCCGCTTGATGGGCCTGGTTCGTCGCTTCGGCAATGGCTTTGGTGCCTACGCCAAGCATCTCGTCAAAATCAATGTCCATGAGCTCGGTACTGGTACCGGCGCTGCTGGCGTATAAAGGAGAACTATCATGGCAGGCGGTGTAATCAACACAGGCTCCCATCCCAAGCTACTCTGGCCTGGGATTTACACAACATGGGGCCAGGTCTACGACCAGCACGCAAAAGAGTACACAGATCTGTACGACATCAAAACGTCAGACAAAGCGTACGAACAAGGCGTCCAGGTCACTCCGTTCGGGCTTGCTCCCGTCAAGGGCCAAGGTGCTCCGGTCACATACGAAGGTGAACTGCAAGGTGTCGTAAGCACCTACACTCACATCGCGTATGCTCTGGGGTTCATCGTGACCTACGAAGAAATGCGGGATAATCTGTACAAAGAAGTGGCAACACGTCGTGCAGAAGCCAACGCTTTCTCCATGCAGCAGACCGTGGAAAATATCGCAGCATTCCCGTATAACAACGCGTTTGCTACGACTTACTTCACGACCGGCGACGGTGCGAGCTTGGTGTCTACCAGCCACGTCAACGCTACGGGTGGCACGTTCAGCAATGCGCTGTCACCGGCGGCTGACCTGAGCGAAGCGTCCCTGGAAGACCTTACCATCCAGATCATGGGTGCGCAGAACGATACGGGCTTGCTGATCAACATCATGCCTCAGTCGCTGCATATCTCGCGCCAGGAATGGTACAACGCCAACCGGATCTTGCAATCGGTGCTGCAGTCCGGCGGAGCGAATAATGACATCAACGTGCTCAAGGCGACCAATGCGTTCCCTGGCGGCATTAAGATGAACCATTACTTCACCTCCCCGCACGCTTGGTTTGTCCGCACCAATGCTCCGAATGGCATGACGTTCTTCTGGCGTGATGAGCCGATGTTTGATCAAGACAACGACTTTGACACGAAAAATGCAAAAGCAGCTTCGTACATGAGGTTGTCGGTTGGTTGTACAGATCCTCGTGGCATTTTCGGCTCAAACGGCCCCTGAGATAGGTAATGTCCTGTAAAGCCAAAAGCTGTAACAGGCCCGCAAGGGAGGATGGGTATTGTCTTACCCATTCCCCCGCGCGGCAAAGAGAAGCTCGTAAGCAAGATCCAGAACGCTTTAAGCGGTACACGCTGCAAAGAGACTACGGAATAGCTTACGATGCTTATCAGGATTTGTTAACTCAACAAAATGGTGCTTGTAAAATTTGCGGAAGTATTCCAGGGCCGAACGATAAGAAGTTAGCTGTAGACCATAATCATCTTACTGGTATTGTACGTGGATTATTGTGTTCGGCTTGTAACGTAGGTTTAGGGCATTTTAAGGATTCCGTGGAGTTGCTAGATAAAGCTAAACAGTATTTACAGCAAGCAGCTCCTCGCGTATTGGTTAAGTTACCTACGGATTTGGCTAATGAATGTTTAAGTGATTTAGAGAATTCGCGTGAGTTATGAGCTTATAATTCGCGCAATCTGTACCAGCAGTTTCTGGAAGTTACGACCGCAAGGTCGTTCGCAAGAACGTAACTAGGAGCTTCAAATGGGCACACCCACTCGGTTTTTTAACGGCCTTTCCACTCAAGTCAAAGGCACCCCCACCGGCGATTACCCGCTGCCAGATCCCCTGAGCACAGCTAGCCAAAGCGGCAAGGCAGTGGTTACTTACGCCAGCGACTTCGTAGGCATGACGGATGTGGTGGGGCTGACAGTCAGCGGAGCCTCGAGCACGTTTGCTCTTGCGGATGGTCTGGGCGGCGTAGGCTTGCTTACTCCCGGCGGCGCAACCACCGCGTCGAGTGTTTATTCCACCAAGGCGGCTTTCCAGTTCGTCTCCGGTAACAAGTTCTGGTACGTCACTCGGATGAAGGTCAGTGCGATTGGCGCTGGCATCACAGGCTGGGCTGGGATGATTAAGACCGGGGCGGCCACGACGGACAGCCTGCTGTTCAAATTCGCTGCCACCGGCGTAGTGAGCTTGGTTTCCACGGTCGGCAATGCCGCTACGACCCTAGTCGCTACCGTTGCCACTCTAGCCTCCAACACCTACGCGGAACTAGCCTATTACTATGATGGTACTAACCTCAGCGCCTTTGTCAATGGCGTCAAGGTCGCGGAGAGTCTCGCCCCCAGCCTCACCACGGCGGTGCTGACGCCCATCATCCAGATCACTCCCGCAGCGACCGAAACTATTTCTGTCGACTACGTGATGGCTGCGCAAGAAGTCACTCGTTAAGGAGCCATCATGGCTGACGTTGTAACAAGTCAAATCATAGCGAATGGTAATCGCTATCATATCGTACACCTTACCTGCATCTCCGACGGCACTGGAGAATCCTTGGTTACTAAGGTAGATGTATCTACCTGTGACCTGGGCAATGGAGTTTTCGCGACGAAGACTAGCATCAAGGAAATCCAGTGGTCCATTCAGGGATTCACTTCCGTACGGTTGTACTGGGATCACGATACAGATTCCACCATCTCCGTGCTGGCCGCCGGGAATGGTTACTCCGAGTGGGGCGCGTTGGGAATGTTGAGCGATCCTGGCACGGCGGGCGGTACAGGGGACATTCTCCTCAGCACTGCAGGCGCTAGTGCCGGCGCCACTTACGACATAACGCTTGTTTTAACTTTGAGCTAACTATGAAAACTCTCCGCCGCCCTCACAGAAACTTCAATGAGTCGGCGGAGAGCCGCCGACGCAATTTATTACTTTGGAACAGCACCGGATTACTGGGGCCTGTTCCTAGCCTTTCTTTGGTTTTTGATGGAGTGACTCCTTTCGATTCCCGCATTACCTTCACCCGTGCTGATGCGACTACCTGTGCCACTCGGGTTAACTCAAGTGGGGTGCTTGAGACTGTTGCAGCGAATGTCCCAAGGTTTGACTACGATCCAACAACCCTTGCTTGTAAGGGGTTGCTGATCGAGGAAGCACGGACGAACCTTGTATTGCACTCTAATGCTTTCCTCACTTTGCCTTGGAATGGGTTTGCCACGATCACAGGCAATTACACCAACATCACCAATGAACTCACAGGACTGACTGATGCTTGGCAGATTGTAGAAATGGCCGCAACGGGGCAGCGGATTCAGCGACAGAACGTAACCACTACCAATACCCTATCCCACACTATATCGGTCTATGTAAAGGCGTTGCCGGGTAGCTTGCAGAGGTATGTTGCCCTGCGTATGGGTGATGCAACAAACATTGCAACCTCAAGCGCTGCTGCAATCTTTGATCCTAATACTGGAGCGATTGTTACTGCCGGGACAAACACAGGCGTAACCACCGGGGCAACTGCTACATCGCAAGACGTTGGTAATGGCTGGTATCGGATTTCACTGAGTTGTGTGCCCTATACCAGCGGCACATCGCTGCAGGTTCAGGTTAACCTTACCAACAGCACAACTAATCCAGTACCAAGCTATGCAGGCGATGTGAACTCTGGCGTGATCGTGTACGGTTTCCAGTGTGAAGTAGGCACATTCCCATTATCCTACATCCCAACCACAACAGCTACAGTCACCCGTGCTGCTGACCGTGCCTATATGCGTGGGGCTACCAACTTCGATGCTTGGTTCAACCCGACTGAGGGGACTCTGGTTGGGTCGGCTGAGATTGGAAGTGTTGTTCTTGCAAACAGATGCATTGCAAACATAAACAGAGATACAGGATCAACTATTTGTATTTATGGTGGTATTTCCCGCTCTGCCGACTCTAGACGAATCGGAGCAGTTCTCGACACAACAAATCAAGCTATATTCACCCCTGCTGGATCAGTCACATCAACAAAATTTGCGTTGGCTTATGCGTTGAACAACAGCAATGCGGCATTTGATGGGACATTGGCGACCTTGGACACTGTTTGTAATATCCCAACCGCTCTGACCACGCTCTACATTGGGAACAATGCTAGCGGAGGGACGCAAGTTCTTAACGGCTGGGTGAAGCGGATCAGTTACTACCCGAAGCGCATTGCTGACGCTGGGTTACCATCTCTTACTATTTAAGGCTTTAGTATGACTGCCCCAGCTAACAATACTCCCATTTCCATCATCGCT